ATCGGAGCAGATTGCCCCAAAGCCGCTGCACCGACATGAAGAACAAGATCTGGAAGATGCTGAAGGCGAAGAAATCGGCATAGTCCTGCCCATCGCGCATCGAGCGCGCTGCCGGCTTGAACCATTGCACCATCCCGACCAGGCACGAACCCATGACCAGCGCCGAGGCGACTTCCTGAAACTGGTACCAGGACAAGAGAGAAGCGGACAGCCATGTCATCAGCGTCGTGATGAGGAAGAGGTAGGCGATCAGGCTTCGGCGAAGTCTTTTCATTTGGCATGCCTTTCGTCGAGCTTTTCCAAGGTGTCCAGGGCGATGCGCCGCGCCCAGTCCATTTTCACGGCATGATCCGCGAAGGCTTCGGTAAGTTTGCCTTCGGCCTCTATCAGCTGCTGGCGCGTGTCTTCCGAGAGCAGGGGACGTACCCCCTGATCGCTGCGGCGCCTGAAGAACGGGAGTAGCTTCATGCCCTCTCCTTTGCCTGCGCGACGTTGGCCTGCACGGCGAATTGTATCTTCTGCGTCGCCGTGAGATCGGTGATCGCATCGATCACCTTCTGATATTCGGCCAGGCGCTTTTCCGTCAGCGCCTCGAATTCCTTGCGGATGTGGGCGATATCGCTGTCGTAACGCTTCCTGTCTTTGCCCCGCCCATGGTGCGAGAGCAGAAACAGGCAGAGGAAAAGAAGCGTCGTGAAGCCGAGCACGCCTTGGGTGAAGGCATACTCGGTGAATAGTTTAATGATGCCGACTTCTTCCACGCGTCACCACCTCAGGCAGTTGGATAGAACTTCGATTTTTCGGCCTGTGGGATACGGCTGACCGTCCTGAGAACGGTGTGAAGCAAGGGATGGACGTGCGTCGTCGTGCCGCTGCCGCTGTCCAGATTCATCGCCTTGCCGAGCAAGGTGGCATTGTCCTGGACGTTGGTGGCGAAGACCTCCAACACTTTGTAATCCGACGCGCCGGCACCCACGGCAGTTTCACTCAAAGGCGTGCGGGACGCCCACAGGCCGGGCTGATATTCGAACGTGACCACAGAGCCTATCGGGATCCCCGAGGGCATTCGGATGGTGTCCCATGTGGTCACGCCGTCCTGATTACCGGGATGCCCCACGACATTACCGAGCGGGAATGATTCAGACGCCGGCGGCTTTGTCGGGTCGGCGTCCATCGTGAAGGCAGGAAACACATCAATCACCTTCGCATATCGGGAAGATGCCTTGACGGTGTCGTTCACGGTCTTGAGCGTGCCGCTCACCCCATTCCACAGTGTCGCCACCGCGTAAAGCGCCATGGTGCGCGCGGCGTCCGTTGAAGTTACGGTCGGCCATATCGTCGCCCCCACAACATGAATGCCGGCGCCGTATCGCGTCTTCACACGATCGACCAAGCCGAGCTTGTCGTTCGACCATGTGCTTGCGGTGGCGCTGTTGTCGTTGCGGCCCGACTGGTCGAGCACGAATGTCCAGATAGGCTTGCCGCCGTTGTAGGTCGTGGCGATCGCATCAATCATGACCCAGCGCTTTGTTGCCGACGTCGCTAGTTCTTGCTTGGATTTCGACCCGGGAACGCCCATGACGAGCGGAACGATGCTCCCCCAAATGGAATCGCGGGTATCGAGCCAGCGCAGCCACACGCCCATGACACGCCTGGCGTCAGCGGATGCGGCGATCTCTTGCCTCTCAACCAGACTATCCGACAAGACCATTGGCACCGGCCGCCCGTCCCAGCCCTTGGCCAGAACCATCGCAGGTCCATAGGCCAATGGCTGCGAGTTCGAGGCATTGCCAACCGTGTTGTAAAAGGTGTCGCGGTCCGGGGTGCTGTCCCCGTTCGCCACCGCCAATGCCCGAACCGACGCCAGATCGGTAGCGGCCCAATATTTTTCGCCGCGATGGCGCTGGCACCGGTAGCCGCCAATATAGGTTTGCCCGACCGTGCCGTGCCAGACCGTCCGGACGCCGAAGATGGACCAAGCTGGGAGGGCACTGGGAAGCGTCACTTGCCCGTAGACGATGCCGGTCGCCGCCGTGACAGTGGCGGCCGCCAGCCCACCGAAAAGCACCGGATATTCAGTTCCGTCTGGATGGATGAAGAACACCTCATCAATCGCGATATCGGCAGAAGGCAAGATGGTTTCTTGCGGTGCAAGGCCGCCTTCGGTGTTTCCAAAACCGACAAAGGGAATGAGGAAATCATTGGTCGGATAGTCGGGCGAACCGAAGAAGAGCTTGGAGCACTGGTAGTTCAGGCCCGCCGCATAAGTCTGCGTGAAGCCGGAGGGCCAGCGGGTACCGGTGGCCGCCGGCATGTAGCGATCAGGATCCGGAACCCACGGCGGGTGGCCGGCCGCCTTGCCTGGGGCAAAAGGTCGTGGATTGATAGTCTTCTCAATCGAGCTCGGCAGTCCTCGAATATTGGGAAGTCTCGTCGCGACGCCTGCCATGGTCAGGCGCTCACAACGTTGCAGATCCAACCAGGTTGTGCGGGAATGTCCTTCTCCTCGCTGGCAAGATGATGCGTGCGGCAGGTGTCCTGGCTTGAGCCAATCGCCTGGCCGGCGTTGGCTGCGGCGCCGGCTGCCGAGAACATTTCTCCGCCCGATGGCGCGCGGACACGGAAAACCATAGATTCGGCCGTCTCGACGCCAAGCTGTGGTGCTTTTTGCGTGGTGCTCTGACCAAGCACGATTGTTTCCGACCAGACGGGGGAGAAAATCTTAGCCCCGCGGATATTCCTGACATAGCCGCATTGCACATGAGCACCGGTGATAGCCATGCTTCAGTCTCCTGTTTTCGATATTTTGGTGGTGAGATCGTCGTAAAACTGGACGGTTCGCCCCTGCTTGGCATTGGCGCGATCGAGCGCCTGCCGCTCGCGGGCGAGGATAGAAATCAGCGGTTGGCCTTCCACGACCGGGGCGTGGGCTTCCTGCTTACGAAGGTCATCGGGAAGCGGCGGAAGAATAATGCCGGCTTGCGCCTGCCCTTTGGTGGTAGCCGCACGGTTGAGGCGCTCAGTGGCGGAGCAGCCAGTCACGATCAGCAGCAGTGACAGCGCAAGCGCGGTTCTTCTCGGAGAGCGTCCGTTCATAGTTGGATATCTCGGTTTCTAGTGTGTCCTTGGCGGCCTGTTCTGCGGCCTCTGCAGCTGCGAGCCGTTTCCGGTGCTCTTCGGTCGCCTGGGCGGCTGCATTGCGCTGACGCTCCATCTCGGCCGCCTTGGCCTCGGCGGCGGTCTTCTCGGCCACGAGGACGTAACCGGCGCGCGCCTCGCGGGCCGCCGAGGGATAGCCGATGGAGACGGCGTAGAGATGATAGAGCATCAGGCCGCCGGCGATGCCGGCGCCTATCTTGAGCGCGTCGAGGAAGCCAAACATCAGATGCCCTCAAGGCAGAACTGACGTTCTTTCTGCCGGCGCCGGGTCAGGCCGGGAAAAACGATGCCTGCGGCGCGGTTCCACTTCAAAAGTGCCTCGCATCCCTCGGCCGTCCTGCCCTGATTGATGAGCCTTACCGCGCTCGATCCGCAAGCTGCCTTGACGCCGACGTTATAGCTGAACGACGTCAGGGCGACGAGGCGCGCATCCGGCAACGGAACCTTGACGCACCTCTCTATCCCGGCCGCGTAGGTTTGCAGCTCGAGCGAGAGAAGCGCCTTGCACTGCTCGACCGTCTTGCGGTCGCCAGGCTTCACGCCGTTGGTGCTACCGTAACAGATCGTCCAAGGCTGTCCCTGCGTTGCAGGATCCGGATAAGCATTCTGGCGTAGCCCTTCAAAGCTTCCGACGAGGGCGACGGCCATGGCCGCCGCGGCGCTACCCTTCTGCAGGCGGTTTGCCATTCAGGTCTCCTGTGATTTTCCGTTGGACGAAGATGCGGGCGGCGATCGCCGCAGCCGCGAGAAGGCCGGTTGCCATCTGCATGGCGAGTTGGATGTAGATGTTCTTCGCGACCCAGGTCGCGGCGGCGAAATTGTAGACAGGCTCAAGGATGATGAGCAGCAGCGACAGGGTCATCAACCGCACAGACCAGGCACGCTTCAGCACCTCGCGCCAGTTATGGACGAGCATGGGAGTCTCCGAATTATGGGTTAGGCATGAAAAAAGGCGGCTCCGAAGAACCGCCTGGCTGATTTCCATCGATGTGGATTTGGTTAGACGCGCTCGGCGACCACCAAAACCTCATCGCTTAAACTGTGGTTGTCGATCACGGCCTGCAGCTCACTCATCATTGGCGAGAGAGCCGAAAGCAGTTTCGATTGGTTCAGCGCCGGCGCGAAGAGCCCAAGCGTGCTGATCATCTCGTAGAAGTCCTGGCCGAAGAGCCACGCGGCGTTGATCTTATAGCCGTGGCGCTCCAGCATTCCTTCAAGACCGCGCAACGAGAACAGGAACAGGTGCAACGGCGGATGCATCATCCGATTGACGTGGTTCGGAAACGTCATCTGGCTCATGGTCGAGATCGACGGGAAATGCGGAACCTCGATAACAAGCGCATCGCCGGCCACTTGTATTGCCGACACGTCTGAAAGGATCTGGTTGGGATCGGGAACATGCTCCAGAACGCTGAACATGGAAATAACGCCATACTGACCCCGATACTTGGTCACCGTGTCCTTCGAGATGTAATCCTGCCTGACCTCGATGCCGAAGCGCTCGGCTGCGTATTCGGCCTCCATCACGTTCGGCTCGAGGCCCAGCACTTCGAAGCCATGGCCTTTCGCCACCGAAAGCGCTTCACCCACTCCGCAGCCGATATCCAGCCACGTCCTTTTCGACGGGCTGGAATGCTCGATCGCAAATTCTATTTTCGGCGAAAACACCTGAGCCACGCGATATTCGATGATCGAATCATTCGCATAGAGAACCTTGTTCGCTTTGGTGTAGTAGTCCGACCGGTAAGCCGCCGACAGCGCATCGTCTGAAGGTGGATTGCAGACGAACGCCGAGCCGCAGCCCTCGCACTCGTGATAGTCGAAGCCGTAGATCGTCAGCAGCTTCTGATGTTCCGCGCTATCGCACACCGGGCACCGTTGCAGCATCGGGCCTTTGGCGATCTGCTCCGAAAAGGCACCCGCCGCGGCAATCGATTCCGACTTATTCAAATCCTTCTTGAGCCTGCCGCTATCGATAGGCTTGCTTCGCTTCACTAGAAAATCGGACTGCCCCAAGATCAC